TAATGACACTACATAAAAAACACATTTAAGGAACGTAAGCCCTTGGACATTTTAGTTGTAGACTTTGAAAGTTACTACGCAAAAGACTATGGATTCAATAAGTTAACTACTGAAGAGTACGTTAGAGATTCCCAGTTTGAAGTTATAGGCGTAGCAGTAAAGCGTAACCAAGAAGAGACGGTTTGGTTCAGTGGGACAAAAGCAAACACGCAAAAGTTTTTAGATAGGTTCGACTGGGCTAACAGCGCCGTAGTTGCGCATAACGCTAAGTTTGATGTAGCGGTGCTTAATTGGTTGTTTAATATTAGACCTAAGAAAATAGCCGATACTCTTTCTATGTCACGAGCCATTCATACGGTGGAAGTCGGAGGTAGTTTAGCCGCCTTGAGTGAATATTATCAGCTAGGAGAGAAAGGAACGGAAGTCCATAGCGCAATAGGTAAAAGACGTTTGGACTTTTCTCCTTCTGAGTTAGCAGCTTACGGAGGCTATTGCATACAAGATGTAGAGTTGACCGCAAAACTGTTTAAAATTTTGGCGGTTGGCTTCCCAGTGTTTGAGTTAGACCTAATTGACCTTACTGTTCGGATGTTTACTGAACCCGCTTTAGTTCTGGACAAGAATATTTTAGAAGAGCACCTCAAAGACATACAGCAGCGAAAGAAAGAACTGATGGAAAAAGTTGTGCACGACGAGAAAGACCTACGCAGCAATGCAAAGTTTGCCGGTTTACTAAAAGAGTTTGGGGTTGAAGCACCTAAGAAGATAAGCCCAACAACAGGCAAAGAGACTTTTGCTTTTGCCAAGACTGACGAAGGATTCCGAGAGCTGCTTGAGCATGAGAACCAATACGTGCAATTGCTAGCGGCAGCTAGGTTAGGGGCTAAGTCTACTATTGAAGAGTCACGCACCGAGCGGTTTATCTCTATAGCTAATCGAGGTTTGTTGCCTATACCCCTGAGATATTACGCTGCTCACACAGGTAGGTGGGGCGGCGACGACAAGATAAATATGCAAAACTTACCCCGAGGCTCTGCACTAAAGAAGGCAATGTGCGCCCCTGAAGGCTATGTCTTTATAGATTGTGACCTTTCTCAAATAGAAGCTCGAACACTCGCTTGGTTAGCACAACAACAAGATTTAGTGGTTGCTTTCGATAGGGGGGACGATGTTTATAAAATTATGGCCTCTTCTATATATGGCAAACCCACAGAAGACATAACTAAAGACGAAAGATTTGTTGGTAAGACTACCATCCTAGGTGCAGGGTATGGAATGGGACCTAACAAGTTTCAGGCGCAGCTAAAAAACTTCGGTGTGGAGCTTGAACTGAAAGAATGCGAACGCATTATTCGCGTTTACCGTAAGACTTATCGCAGGATTCCGGCTCTATGGTATGAAGCTAATGACGCCCTAATAGCTATGATGCGTGGGCAATCTTCTCCACTGGGATTGAAAGGTATACTTTCAGTCCTTGGCACGCAAGGTATTGAAATGCCTAACAAATTACTTATAAAGTATCCTAATTTACGGAAACAGTTAGGAGAAGACGGTAAGCAAGAAATAGTATACGATACACGGAGGGGTCGTGCGGTTATACCCAACAGGATATATGGAGGTAAGGTAATTGAGAACGTTTGCCAAGCCTTAGCGCGAATTGTCATAGGTGAACAGCTCTTACGGGTAGCTAAGAAATACAAAGTAGTGATGACTGTGCATGATGCTATAGGTTGTATAGCCCCCGAAGAGGAAGCCGAAGAAGCAATGGCGTTTGTAGAAAAGGCGATGAAAGTGCGGCCCACATGGGCATTAGATTTACCTTTGGATTGCGAAGGCGGGTTCGGAGTTTCGTACGGAGAGTGTTAAGTAATACCCCAGTGGGCGGTGGGTAGCTTCATAACGGTAAAAACACCCGCAGTGTGCGAAAAAGAAAGAAAGTCTTATAGGCACGTTCTCCGCTTTTTGCGTACACCGGTTAGCCCACGCTACGGGCCTTAACTACAATGGATACAAAGATATGACAACTAAACAAGATTTACTCAAACTTGTAGAAACTTTAGACGCCGCGATAGAAGAGAATACCAAAGCGTTAAAACCACCTACGCTTAAAGCCAGAATAGCGGAGTTTATATCCCATAGGACAAAAACGTTTAAGCTAACGAAAGCACAAAAGAAAGCGCAACATGCTTTATGGAAAAAAGAACTAGAAGAATTACCTAAACTGCGTGCCGCACGCAAAGCCAAAGCCGAGAAGCTACGGGCTAGAAAAGAAAGAGTGCTAAAAGCTCTTAGCGTTTGGATAGACGCTGGGGATGTCATAGGAAGCTACGAATGAAAGACTACAGAGTAGAAGTAAAAGTAAAAAACAATTACCTGTTTAATCTTATGCAGTCTTACGGCTTAAGCAATGCGGCTGAATTGAGCAGAGCTAGCGGGTTAACCCAAACGACTATAGGTAAGGTACTTAATTTAAAAGTACCGGCTTTTACTAAAAAAGGGGAAACAACTGCAACTGCACAAACCCTTTGTGATTTCTTTACTTGCAGCGTATACGATCTCTTCCCACCTCAACATCTGGACGACCCCCTACAAATTAACTCCGGTGCAATAGAAGCCAACATGGCTGAATTAACCTCTAGTAACTTACTAGCCGGTGGGACTGACCCGCTACAAATACTAAGCGACGGCGATGCAACAGACCTTTTGGCGGCAGCGGCTTCTAAGCTGATTACAAAGTTTGGTGCTGCAGGTGATATTAAGCGCACCACAGGAGACTCTATGCAATATGATGATCTAGCGAAACTCGTACTCAGAAGACGAGGCAGCATGGGCATCAGGGCAGCAGCAAATGAAATCGGAATTAGCCCTACAACGCTTTCTAGAATTGAGCGCGGACATATCCCAGACAGGAAGACTCTGGACACCATATGTGAATGGCTTGGAGAAAAGCCGGCAAAATTCACGGGTATAGGCGAGTTGCAAATCGCCTTTAAAGCGAAAACAGCAATCTCTCCGCAAACGTCTCAGTCGCTAGCGAATCTTATAGAGCTGGCGCGAGATCAATTTAGTAACATTGAACCAGAAGGACACCGTTAGTAGTGAAACGCGGATTTAAGTCCCAGTGTGAAAAACGAGCAATTGAGCTCCGCAAGCAATTGGGACTTGAATCCACATCTATGGTTCGTGGCGGTCTTGGTATTCCGTTGGTGATGGGCTAATGAGCGAAGCGTTTTATGACAGCATGGCGGCAACGGTAGGAAAATTAACTAGCAAAGAGAAAACAATAGTTAATGCCCGCTTTGGGTTAGAGGGTGAGTCCCCCAAAACTTTAGCAGAAATAAAAGAAATTGTGGGAGTAAACCCCGAAAGAATTAGGCAAATAGAACAGAAAGCCTTACGAAAACTTAGAACGTATTCAACAGCTTCTTTAGCTTACGCACACAGTGACGAGGCAGGTGAGGATAGAGAAAAAATAATAATTCAAAATGCAATGACTATCGCTAAGAGCGCAGCAAAAGCAGACGCAAAACGAAAGCAAGAGGAAAAAGAACTGATAGCTTTCAGGGAAAAATATAAAAAAGAAAGAGAACAAGAATTAAAAGCCCTCAAAGAAGAGCTGGGCGAGAATTTTTGAAAAATAGAAACAAGCAGAGAAGGAAAAAAAGAATGCTGACACCAAGCGGGCTGAGAGACATAGCCAAGAACAAGACCCTTACAACGGAAGAGACGGGCGAAACGACTAGCGCCTTAGACAGACAGACTGGTGGCAACCACTACAAGAACATGGTAATCCAACCTGCTGAGTACGCAGAGAAGAACGGGTTGTCATTGCTCGAAGGTAATGTGGTTAAGTACATATCCAGATGGAAGTTGAAGGGAAAACCGCTAGAAGATTTAACCAAGGCGAAGCACTGCATCGACTTATTGATTGAATTGCACGAGGTAGAATGAAAATAACTATAGAAGTTGATGGTGAAGATGCCGAAGAACTTATCGCGTTAATACAACGTGTTACTGATGCGGTGGAGAAGCTAGAAGACCTCCTTAAGGAGTTTGAAGATGAGTAACTTTACCGACCCAATGGCTGCGCTAGAAGAAGCGGAGTACTTAGCTAAAGAAGAAAAACGCACAATGTGTGTTGTCGAAGTCGAACCCAACATGATTGTCGTGGTCTCAAAAAGAGAAGCCCTTGGCATGGGTAAAATAATACTAGAAACCTGTGTACCTTTTGAAGAAAACTTTAATATTTACGACTAATAACGTGGAGATAGGATGAAAAATGAGAAGCTAGTTATGTCAGCTGTCGCAATGATTTTATTTGCGATTAGTATGTTTTTTATTTGGACGCATTTCGTGCCAGAGCCTGTCACTACTCCAGAAGTAGTAGAGGAACCCATACCAGATGTAATTATCAAAGTGGACAACGTGGGATGCCACATAGCAGAAGTACCTGTAATAACTTATTACGTTGCAACAGACACGGCCCGCGTTACTATTGAATGCGATAGCGACATCTTGTTTAACTACTTACCTGCCATAATAGATGAGGCTAATTAAAATGTACGAATACAAAGCAACAATAATTAGAGTGGTTGATGGAGACACATGCGATGTGGATATTGATCTTGGGTTTGACGTTTGGGTGCGCCGTCAGCGCATTCGTTTATTTGGAATTGATACACCCGAATGTAGAACTAGAAATAAGGCTGAAAAGGCCCACGGAATGCTTGCCAAAAAATACGTTCAAGCGGCTCTCAAGTTGGGAGGAGTTTATGCGCTCCGAACAAGAGAGAAGGGAAAGTTTGGAAGGTACTTGGGTGAAATCAAAGTCGGACGGACGACCATTAATAAACTACTCATCAAAGAAAAGTTGGCTGTCGCGTACACCGGGCAAAATAAAAAAGACATAGCTGCTGCACAAGAAGCTAATCGTTTAGCCCTAATAGAAGAAGGGAAGCTGTAATGAATAAAGAAGAATACGCAATACAAGTAGGTGCGCTAACTTGGGATGAAGATACGCACCAAGGAACAGTGATGTTAGCACCGGGCTTTCTTGAAGAACCTCCTACTGTACAACTGACTATGTTAGCAGAATGGAGAGACGCTGTTGAAAGTCTGTACATCGAATACTTAGACGCCTATCAAAAGAAACATTAAGGAAAATTATGACAGCTTGGTCTTACAGCAGCGTAAATACATTTAAGCAATGCCCTAAAAAATATTACCATTTAAAAGTTGCTAAGGATGTAAAAGACAGGGGTAATGCAGCTACTGCGTACGGTAGTAGAGTGCATAGTGCTGCTGAAAAATATATAAGGGATGGAAAACCGCTGGAGCGCGAGTATAAATTTTTGCAAGGTACGCTAGACGCTTTCAACCGGATAGAAGGTGAGAAGCACTGCGAGATCAGGCTAGGTGTGGCGAAGCATGATGGAGCTTTCAAACCTGCAAAGTTTTTTGGCGACGACGTTTGGTACAGGGGTATAGCAGACCTACTTATAATAAACGAAGACAAAGCTTACCTCATCGATTATAAGACTAGCAAAACCGCAAACTATGCGGACACTAAGCAATTAGATTTACTCGCAGGGGCTGTGTTTATAAATTACCCCGAAGTAAAAAATATTAAATCCGCATTGTCATTCGTTGTATGTGATGGCTTTGTAACGAAAGAGCATACCGCAGATATGTACAAATCATACATAGGCACATTCGACGAAGCTTTAGAACAGATAGAAGTAGCTACTACAGCAGACGTATGGAACGCCAAAGATGGGCCTCTGTGTGCGTACTGTCCGGTTACTAGCTGCGAGCACAACAGGAAACGATGATGATGAGCTACAACTACGTCATATTGGTAGAGGTGGATGAAACGACTTATGTGGACGGGCACTACAAAGACGAACAAATGGCAATAGATGTTTTTGAACATTGGGCAGAAAAATATCCAAATCTTGAGTTTGAATTAGCAGAGCTTGTTGCGGGTAATAACCCAATACCTGATGAACTTTTTATGGCTAATAACAAAGTAATTTTAGAATTTGCTAACAGCTTAGCCGAGATTACACACGGTGAGAACTACACAAAGACGCTACACTAAATATAGAGGAGGCCGTCATGGCTGCTAAGAAACGAGATTACAAAGCCGAGTACGCTAAGTACCAAGGCACTGAAGAACAAAAGAAGAAACGTGCGCAACGCAACAAAGCTAGACGTAAGGCAATGCGAGAAGGGAAAGTTTCTAAAGGTGATGGCAAGGATGTAGCCCACAGGAAAGCAATGGATAAGGGCGGCAAGAACTCTGATGGTACTAGAGTAGAGACAGCTAGCCGCAACCGATCTTTTAAGCGGGACTCTAAAGGCAACCTTGTATCTGAAACCAGTAAAAGGGAACGAAAAAGTAAACAAAGGGGGTAAGCTATGCAAGCTATGGCAAAGGCAATAAAAGCCAAAGTTAATTATTATGTGCAGAAAGCTCTTAAGTATTTTAGCAGGAGCAAAGCTGCCGTTCCGGTGAAGCGACGCAAGAAATATACAAAGGGCAGGGGCAAAACAATAAAACAAACCCTTGCTAACTTGGATAGAAATTTTAAAGAGATGTCCCGTGCTACAGGTGAGCGATCGTGGGACAGCAAAGCAAATACCAATGCTCTTAAAAAGCTAGGTGTCTTTGTGCCTCCTACTGCAATGACTGCAAGGGACTTGTTAGAGACCCAAGTAGAAGTACCAGAAAAATTTCCGGGGATTATGTTTGTTGCTACAAATATGGTTTTCCCCGACAACAGCGACGATAAAGTATTTCCTAATTTTTTCTACGCTACAAAATACGAAAGTTCTCCTCTTCATGTGGAGCCTACAAAAGACATTGTTTATAAAATAGGATTGAGCGTGCCTCTTAGTGTTAAAGCAACTAAAGATAAAGTACAGAAGAATTACTGGTTGTATTTTTATGTAGCAGTAAATTCAGAAGGCGAAGTGAGAACTTTGCGTTGGGTGGCAGATGACATGGTGACAATACCCCACAAAAAGAAACCGGGTAACGTTGGCGGTAATAAAACATGCTTCACCCGAAAAACTTGGCAGCACCCTGATATACTTAATGATGAGTTTACAGTTAAAGAAATTGGTAAAGAAGCTGCGCATGTAGGTATTTTTTGCGCGTGTTTTAATTTTTGGAATAATCGTGACAAGATGTGGACAGTACAAACAAAAAAGAATGACTTACGTATGAATTTTTGTGTAGACACCAGAGACACAAAACACTACTTCAAAGACAGAGAATACGCTACTACGCTAAGCGGAAACAGGAAGAAAATAATACACTTTGTAGAAGAACATACGCGGCTTACTTCCAACGGCGAGGTTGTAGTGAGAGAGCATATACGAGGAGAGCGTAAATTTGTTTGGAACGGTTACCAATGCAATGTGAAAGCACCGAAATTTAATAACGTTATTCACATGCAGGGATTTGACGCGCCTTCGTTTGAGGTTGAAGAAGATGACCCGTTAATAAACGAATCAATGGACATGGACGGTTTAGCCCGTGAGCTAACTCCTTACCTCGACCAAGAACAAGAAAACATATACGAAAAGAGATAAACAGTGAAAGTAATAGACAATAAAGCCCTAGTGTTAAAAACAAAACGTCCTCATTTAATTACTGAGCAGGTAGACGACTATAAAATACTCAATGAAGTAGATGGAGTTTACAAGATAGCAGTGCCTTGGAGGCTGCACGAAGCCCAAGTACTTGCGGGGTTAAGAGTAAAAGAAGTACCGTCTCCTATGACCCGTGACTATTCGTATACTGGAAGGTATGAACCGTTCGACCACCAAAAAGAAACTGCTTCTTTTTTAACTTTACACAAGAAAGCTTTTTGTTTTAACGAACAAGGCACCGGTAAAACAGCGTCTGTAATATGGGCAGTAGATTACCTGATGCAGCAGGACAAAGTTAAACGTGTCCTAGTTATATGTCCTCTGTCTATTATGAAATCTGCATGGCAAGAAGACTTGTTTAAGTTTGCTATGCACCGTAGTTGTTCCGTAGCGCATGGGACTTCTGAGCAACGGAAGAAAATACTAAATGCGGGTGCTGAGTTTGTCATTATAAATTTTGAGGGGGTAGCTGTAGTTAAGGACGAGATTATTAACGGGGGCTTTGACGTAATTGTAGTGGATGAAGCTAACGCCTACAAAAACACACAGACTAACCGCTGGAAAACTTTGCGCGACATCACGGCGGATACTACTTGGCTTTGGATGCTTACTGGTACTCCCGCAGCACAATCACCTGTAGATGCTTTTGGTTTGGCTAAGCTAGTTAACGCAAAGAACGCACCCAAGTACTACGGGCAGTTTAGAGACAAGGTAATGCACAAAGTTTCTCAGTTTACGTGGCGTCCCAAACCAGAAGCGAACGAAGTAGTGCATGAAGTGTTGCAACCCGCTATTAGGTTTGAGAAAGACCAGTGTTTAGATTTGCCTTCTGTTACTTACGTAGATCGAGAAGCGCCACTTACTAAACAGCAAGCTTCGTACTATAAAAGGCTAAAGAATCGCATGACTATGGAAGCTGATGGAGAGCAAGTCACTTCTGTTAACGCTGCCACTAACTTAAACAAGCTATTGCAAATATCAGGGGGTGCGGTCTACACGGACGATAGAGAAGTCATTGAGTTTGACGTAAGTAACCGTTTGAATGTTATTAAGGAAGTAATAGACGAGTCTTCTCACAAAGTACTTGTCTTTGTGCCCTTTACACACACTATAGAATTACTAAATGATTTCTTAGTTAAAAGTAAAACCCCGTGCAAAATAATATCAGGTAAGGTTCCTGTGAACAAACGGAGTGAAATAATTAAAGACTTTCAAGAAACAGATAAGATTCAAGTGCTTATCATACAGCCACAAGCAGCGTCACATGGTCTAACTTTAACCGCAGCTAATACTATTATTTGGTACGCTCCTGTTACTAGCGTAGAGACTTACTTGCAAGCTAATGCGCGGATTGACAGACCGGGGCAACACAACCCCATGACTATTGTTCATATACGGGGCAGTGAAGTTGAGACTCGGCTCTACACTATGCTGCGCTCTAAGGTAGATCACCACACTAAAATAATTGATTTGTATAAACAAGAATTAAGTACTTGACACTGTAAAGAGTATTGGTAAACTACTTCTCCCTACAAGAAAGGAGGAGCAATGAAACCTACAGCCGACAAACTAACTGGCATCTATATTAAGATGCGCGAAGCTATAAAAGTTAAAGAAGAAGAGATAAAAGAAATAAAAGCGCAGCAAGATAAGATTACTCAGCAGATGCTAGAACTCTGCGATGAACAGAATCTAGACAGCGTAAGAACTCCCGCAGGAACTATTTCACGTAGAGTACATACTAGCTACTGGCCCAGTGATTGGGACAAGATGCACAAGTTTCTCAAAGACAATGATGCACTTCATTTACTTGAAAAGCGTATGCACAGCACGAACATGCGAGAGTTCTTAGAAACTAATCCTGACGTAGCACCTCCGGGGCTACAAACAAACCGCAAGTACACTATAACTGTACTTAAACCGCGCAAAGCATGAATAGGTTAAGAATTCAAGACGGGTGCTTTATACACCCAGACACCTATGAACCTTTGAAGTCTGTAGAAGTTGTTATAACAGACAGCGGTACGCTATCCAGAAACTATTACAAAGACAACAGTTTGACGTGTTGGTCTTTTGATTGTGATTTTCCAGCAACGTCAGTACCTGCTAGCAACATACAGGCTAAGCGATGTATGGACTGCCCCCAAAGTATAAAAACTGGCAGGGGTGTAGGAGGGGCACTTTGTAAGTACTTCACGAACATTGAAGTTGCCTTTCTTAAAACAGATTTTCTTTATGAGCTTAGACTAAATGCGTTAAGTTTATTCTCAAAAGAAGACAACAGGATGAGCCTATATAAGTATATAGAACATCTTGAGCGTAACCGAGAGCACGTCGGCAATGTGCTAACCGAAATATATTTTGTACCGCATAGAAATTTCTACAAGATGTATTTTAAACCGGTTCGACCTCTTGCAGAGGAAGAGCTTGCAAATATACAACAGCTTTTAAACAAAGCTGCAAACATAAAACTAAACCCTTTTAAGGAGCAAGAAATGGCTAACATATCTCACATTATCCGCGACGTAGCTGCGCGTTACCCTCGTTTAGACAAGCCGTACAGGTTTGATAACAAAGCGGGTGCAAATGGCAAGAGCGTCCCGTGTGATCCAACAGAAGACGGTGCAAAGTACGAACTAGATTTTGTAATGAGCAGCGAGAAAGCTAAAGAGCTGTACAAAATCATGCAAGGCTCATACACCAACGCGCCGGGGCGTGATAAGTCTTGGCCCAAGAAACTTGAGATGCCTTTTAAACAGCTAGAGGACGGAAGTTTTGTGGGTAAGGCTAGCTTGAAAGCTGCGTATAGTGGTAATCCGACTTCCCCTCCCGATCAATTTGATGCTAAGAACAAGAAGCTAGACGAAGGCTTCATGTTAACTACTGGTAGCACAGTAAACATAGCAGTAGAGCTTATACCTTACAAAATGGCAGCGACTGGTGTATCGCTAAGACTACGCGGTGTGCAGGTGCTTAAGTATTTACCTTATAAGCCCCCATCGCCTTTCGGAGAAGAAGACGGTTTTAGTGCGGATGCAGAGTCAGGCAGTCCATTCCAGACAGAAGATTCAGATAGCATGTTTGAGTCTGAAGTTTCCACCGATTCTCCTGACGCTTTCGACGCTGAAGAAGAAGAAGAAGAAGTTAAAGAACCAGTTAAGCGTAAGAAAAAAACTGAAACTCCTAACGACGACGACGATGATATAGAAGATATTATTTCATCATGGGGAAGTGACGACTAATGAGCTATGGCTATACGACACGCATCGATAGTCTAAACCAAAAAGCTGATCAATCTCTTTTGGGGGTTCGTCTTGGTAGGGTGTGCATCGATAATGATGTATCAGTTACTGAGATGGCCTCCCAGTTGGGGGTTAGTAGGCAGACTATTTATAACTGGTTCGTGGGTTTCCACGAGCCTAACAACGAACTTACAGCTTACGTAGAAGCACTGATAAGCGAGTACAAATAATGCAAGCTTTTGACCTCATAGATTACGTTGTCCCTAGGGGCGGCATATATAATGTGGTCGGCATGAAAGAAGGTAGGCCGATACCAAAGTTTACCGATAGTCTAGAAGTGGCATATACAATAGCTGATGAATTCTCTGAGCAAGGCATGGATGTATTTTTTGCTTTAGGGAAGCTAAAAGAAAAAGGTAATAGGAAGATAGAAAATGTAGAGTCTCTGGGTGCTATGTGGCTTGATATAGACTGCGGAGGAAACAAAGCAGAAGAAATAGAGCCGTCCACAGGGCTACCAAAGGGCTACGCTAGCCAAGCAGAAGGTGCTAAGGCCCTTAAAGCTTTTTGTGCTACCGTCGATCTGCCGGAGCCTACAATAGTAAACTCTGGTTATGGTTTACATGTCTATTGGGCTTTTACTGAAGAGGTGCCTACAGAACAATGGTTACCTATAGCTAAGCGACTAGAAGAAGTATGTGTTACTCAAAAATTTTGTGCTGATCCTAATGTGTTCGATCCTTCTCGCATACTGCGAGTGCCGGGCACCTACAACCAAAAGAAGGACGACCCTAAGTTAGTAAAGATAATTAACCCTGCGCCTGCACGGCACGCACCTAATGATATACGTGCTCTGCTAGGAGTAGACCCTAACGCAGTTATAGTAAAGAGAAGTAGTAAACCAATATTAGATGTGTTGGAAAAACTACTCGACGAAAATAAAGACTATAAGTTTTCTAAGATAGTGGGCAGAGACACACCTTGCTTGCAGCTTAAAGACAGCTTAATTAATAGGGCAACTTTATCTGAGCCTCGTTGGTTTAATGCTCTTTCTGTAGCTAAATTTTGTGCGGATGGTAGCAAGGCGATTCACACCATATCTCAGGGCCACCCGGACTATGACTTTCATGCAGTAGAAAGGAAAATAGTAGGAATAAAAGGTCCACACTCTTGTGAGGAATTTGAAAAAAACAACCCCACAGGGTGCGAAGGTTGTCCACATAAGAAAAGTAAAGAAGTAAAAGGCCCTTACAGCTTAGGTAAAGTTATAAAGAGGTCTACCTCTAGCCCTATAAATAAGTTTGAACCCTATTTTAGGGGCAAGACAGGGGGTGTATACAAGATGGACGGTGAAGACCCTAAGCTTGTATATGAGCACGACTTGTATATACAAAAACAAATGTGGGATGACGAGCAAGGTTTCGTGTCTGTGTTTGTATTCCACTCTCCGCATGACGGAGTACGCGAGTTCACTATACCTAACGAAAGTTTAGAAAAAAGATTACTACTTAAAACTCTTGCGCGTAACGGAGTAGTAGCAGGCACTGCAAACGCGGCGCTACTACATGATTACGTAACGCGGGTTATTCAAATACTACAAACACAGAAAAAGGCAGACATCATGCGATTGCAATTCGGTTGGGCTGACAATGATACGAAATTTATTGTTGGAGAAAGAGAGATAACTGTAGACGGGGTATATCACACACCGGCCTCTACAGTAACCAGAGCGTACGCACCCTATTTTGAGCCTAAAGGCACGCTAGAAAAATGGAGTGAAGTATTTAATTTGTATAACCGAGAGGGCATGGAGGTTCAAGCCTTTGCTGCGTTGTCAGGGTTTGGCTCTCCCCTATTACAATTAACAGGTCAGAAAGGCGCAATTATAAATTTGATACATAAAAATGCTGGTACTGGTAAGACGACAGTATTACGCATGGCAAACAGTGTATTTGGCGACCCTGAAAAATTATTGGGTAATCCTAAAGACACAGCAGTAGCGCGTGTAAACAAACTTGGCATACTAAACAACATAGTAAACACTGTGGATGAGCTTAGTAATATGGACTCAGACCATATAAGCGACTTTGCTTATGAAGTATCTCAAGGTAAGGGTAAAGATAAAGGCACACAAACAGCTAATGCTAACCGCAAGAACGACACTACGTGGCGCAACATAACCCTAAGCACCTCTAACTCTTCCTTCTACCAAAAGTTATACGGAGGTAAAAGCCTACCTGACGGTGAGCTGATGAGAATTATAGAGTTCTACGTAGACTATGTAGACCCAGACATTATATCTACAGAAGAGGGCAAGCAAATGTTTGACCACCAATTAAAGGAAAACTACGGGCATGCGATTGTTCCTTTCATGCAGTACGTGTTAGCTAATCCCGAATCAGTTAAAAACGATGTACTAGCGATACAGAAAAAGATTGATAAAGAACTACGTTTAACCTCCCGAGAGCGAAACTGGTCAGCGATTCTTGCGGCTAATATAGCAGCGGGTATTATCGCTACCAAGCTAGGTATTATAAAATTCGATATGCGGCGTATATACAGCAAAGCTGCTGGGATAATAAACCAATTAAGAAAAGATACCATTGCCCCGTTAGACAGCTATGTATCTATACTAGGGGCGTTTGTTTCAAGTAACTTAAACGGCTTACTCGATGTTGATGACGG